ACTCAAGCACAGCTATCAACTGATTTCACAGTTCCTAGCTGATACGCCAAAACTCTCAAATGCTTATGGACACCCAGTTAGGGTGGCTCATGGTTTGCCCAAGTGGATACCTGTGAATGCGCGTTCTGCCATTCGCCAGAGATCTACTCGAGTTATTCGCTTTTGGCTTAGCCTCCTGTATATTTATAAGGTCATAGAGATGCCTTACAATATCAAGAAGGCCTTTCCCTCGATCACTGAACCAGTGTCATCTTTCATTGATTGGAAGAACGATGCTGTAGTCCAGCTTCTGTTATCTTACCGTTATTTTCTCGACACTCACTTTATACCTTCCCTAGGTGGTCCATTTGACCTACCCAAGGATGAACCAGGAACTATATTTGCTCCTGTGACTTCGGGGCCTAACGGCTCTCCGGCAGTCAATAAGGTGGGTGAAGATGCGGCGGCCCTTTACAGGGACCGCCTCGATGGCGGTGGGATAATCGATAACATCCTAGAGGTTGCTGACTTTCATAGAGTTGAAGGTGAGCGACCCCTGGAGGTTTACGACATTACAGACGCGGGGAAGCAGACAGAACTTGAGCCTGAGAATGCGAAGAAAAGCTTCTTGCACTCTAAGGTCCATGTCCTGGCTGAGCCGGCCGGAAAACTCCGGCCGGTCGCCATTGTGGATATATTCACACAGCGAGTCATGAAACCACTCCATACTCACCTGTTTGGTATTGTTAAAGGTATCAAACAGGATGGTACTCACAACCAAACCGAGCTTCTCGGTTGGTTGAAGGACCAGATGTCTGGGGCATGGAAAGGGTTTTGGTGGTCGTCTATCGACATATCTTCGGCTACAGATAACATTTCATGTAGACTTCTGAAGATTCTTCTAGTGTCACTGTATGGAAAATCGAGTAAGGCACAAGAGTATGCCGACTCGGTTATCCGTCTTATCACAGACCGGGACTTCTCTCCTGCCTGGGATATCAAGCTTAAAAAGGCAATTCCGCCTATTATACTTGCAGTGAACACTCCCAAGTCCGTACGGTATGCCGAAGGGCAGCCGATGGGGATCTTGGGGTCTTTTGGTCTTTTGGCACTCTGGAACCATTCGTGGGTCCAGTTTGCGGGCTACAGCGTAACGGGTCAATTAATTAATAGCTACGGAGTCACCGGCGACGACGTCGTCATCGCCGAGGCTAGTAGTGATACACCGGTCGGCCGCAAATATATTGAAAACTCAAATATTTGTGGCATACCGATATCGCTCTCTAAGTCATTCACTTCATGTAGGCTCTTCAACTTTCTCTCTCGGACTGTTCTGGCCGAGGGAGAGGTGTCACCTATTTCCATCCGTGAAGATTTCCAGATTCGGGATTCTTCTGGACGGGTCAATAGGGCCATCAACACTAATAATCGTGGTTGGTGGGAGTCAACATCTAATGGATGGCTGTCCAAAGCCGTTAAGCAATTCCTTTACCCTTCGGAGTACCTTGTCTACAGTGCGTCTGCACGTAGAGGTACCCTGAATGGTATCGGTTTGCGTGCCGTTCTCTCCTTCTTGAGCCCCTCAGTGTCGCGTTTAGCGCACTTAGGGGTATCGAGAGTCCCAGTTTTGTCGTGGTTGTCCGCTTTCGCGGGTTCAACCATCTTACTGAGACATGGGGAATTGGCCCGCAATGATTCATTGCTATGTAGTCCGGACATACCAGTTCTACAGTATAAACAGAGTATACTCGATTTAGTAATAAACGAAGTATTCGATGTTTTACAGTGGAATGATCTGGCTGCCGGGGAGTATGAGACTTGGCGCCTGCAACAAT